GCCCTCGTCTATGGCAACTCCTGGTTCAAACATGAGCGTTGAATTTAATGCTGGTTTGCAAGAGAATTATTATAAAGGTGGTAATCTTACTCTGAAATTAGGTCAATATCATATTGCCAAATTAGAGCCTGCTTATTCTTCTAACGGCGATTGTGTTTCATTCCCCGTTCCTCTTCCCGATTCTCGTGGTCATTGGCGTTACCAGTCTTTAGGTTCTTTTAACCTTTCTTATACTGGTGATTCTCATTCAGAACCTTTTGTTGCTGTTATGCGGGGTGTTGCTAAAATTGGTCTTGCCAATTCTTCGGCTTCCTCCTTTAATCCTATGGCGTATTTAAAAAAATGTCAGACTGCTCGTATTATTTATTCTACATCTCCTACTCCCGTCGAAGATGAGGGTAATGAGCAACCTTTTACTTCTATCGGTATTGATTCTTTTAATAATCCTTATTCTGTTGATGATTCATCTCAGACTATGACGGTTACTTTTGAGGTTAAGGTCACTTTTTCCAATTCTTCTAATAAGCCTCGGCTTTCTTTTGGTTTTGTTTGCCCTCCTGTTTCACCGCTTGTTAAAACTGACCGTTCTACCCTGCTTAAGCTTTTAGATTTTTCTCTTGATTTCGTTCGCTTCTTACCTGCTACTTCTGATACGCCTATATCTCCTTATTACGGAGCTTTTAATTCGGGCAAGGATGCCATTAAAATTTCTGCCTATCCATTTCGCGCCTATGAGGCTATTTATAACGCCTATATTCGCAATACTCGCAATAATCCTTTTTTACTCAATGGTAAAAAGACTTATAATCGCTGGATTACCTCTGAGGAAGGTGGCGCGGATAGTTCTACTCCTACCGCTTTGATGTATGCTAATTGGCAGTCGGATGCTTATACTACGGCTTTGACTTCTCCTCAGCAAGGCGTTGCTCCTCTTGTTGGTTTGACCACCTATGAATCTACCTCTATCAATGATGCTGGTCACGAAGTTACTACCGTTAATACTGCAATCGTTGATGAGGATGGGAATGCGTTTAAGGTTGATTTTGAGAGTAATGGTGAGGCGCTTAAGGGCGTTAATTATACTCCTTTAAAATCTGGTGAGGCTGTTAATATGCAATCTCTTGTTTCCCCCGTTACTTCTGGTATCTCTATCAACGATTTTCGTAATGTTAATGCTTATCAGCGCTATCTTGAGCTCAATCAATTCCGGGGATTTAGCTATAAGGAAATTATTGAGGGCCGTTTTGATGTCAATGTTCGTTATGATGCTCTTAACATGCCTGAGTATCTTGGTGGTATTACTCGTGACATTATAGTTAACCCTATTACACAGACTGTTGAAACTGTCGATACGGGTGCCTATGTTGGTTCTTTAGGTTCGCAGGCTGGTCTTGCCACCTGTTTTGGTAATAGTGACGGCTCGATTTCTGTTTTTTGTGACGAAGAGAGTGTTGTTATGGGTGTTATGTATGTCATGCCTATGCCTGTATATGATTCCGTTTTGCCTAAATGGTTGACTTACCGTGAGCGCTTGGATTCGTTTAATCCGGAATTTGACCACATTGGTTATCAGCCTATTTATCTTCGTGAGCTTTCTCCTTTACAAGCCTATTCTGAGGGTAAACCTCTCGATACAGTATTTGGTTATCAACGTCCTTGGTATGAGTATGTCCAGAAAAATGATAGGGCCCACGGTCTTTTCTTGTCTTCTTTGCGTAATTTTATCATGTTTCGTTCTTTTGAAAATGCGCCCGAATTAGGTAAGGAATTTACCGTTATGCAACCTGGCTCTGTTAATAATGTATTTTCCGTTACCGAGGTCTCTGATAAGATTTTAGGCCAGATACACTTTAATTGTACCGCTCAATTGCCTATATCTCGCGTCGTCGTTCCTCGTTTGGAATAATTTCATAATTCGATGTTTAATCGTTGATATCGGTACAATAGTACCGATATCATTTAAAATGATTTTGGTATGAAAGTTTTATCTCGTATTAATCCCCTTGAAGTTTATCATCGTATTTCGTGTCGTCGTGCTCCTTGTGAGGATGTTGTGATTTCTGGTCTTTCTATTACACCCTCTGATATTGAGCGCTTAGCCCGTCAAGGTGTTCCTGTGTCTGTTCCTAACGCTTCCAGTTTTTTCTCTGTTGATTCTGGGTTGGAAGTCCCTCCCGAGCTCCGTGTTGATGCTGATAGAAATACACTTTGGGAGCTTTCTCAAGCCTCCAAGCGTCGTATTATGCAGGCTCGCCGTCGTGAAAAAGATTTATTAACCTAATTAATTTGTTATTTTATGTCTGCTGCTGCATTAACTGCCTTACTTGGTTCCGGTACTGGTGGCGGTGCTCTTTTAAATGCTGGTGTCGGTGCTGCTTCTGGTCTTTTTGGTTCTATTGGTGCTAATAAACGCCAAAAGCGCGCTATTGCTGCTCAGAAGGAGGAAAATCGTCTTGCTCGTGAGTGGCAAAAGGAGATGGCAGAATGGTATAACCGTGTTGAACGTGAAAATTTAGCTGATGAGCGTGCATATAATGACCCCTCTGCTGTTATGGCACGCTTAAAGGATGCTGGTCTTAATCCCGATTTAATTTACGGTAATGGCGCTTCCGGTCTTGTCGATTCCAACGTTGCTCCCGCTGCTATGCCTCCTTCTGTTCCGCCTGCTGATGTTGCTGGCCCTATTATGGGTACGCCTACCGCTATGGAGTCTCTTTTTCAAGGCGCTGCCTATGCTAAAACGCTTGCGGAAACGAAAAACATTAAGGCGGACACTTCAAAAAAAGAAGGTGAGGTTGCCTCTCTTAATATTGATAATTTTGTTAAAGCTGCTACTTCTGATAATGCTATAAAATTATCTGGCCTTGAAGTTCAATTGACTAAGGCACAGGCTGAATATACTTCTGAACAGAAAAGTAAGCTTATTTCCGAGATTAATGATATTAATGAACACGTCAATCTTCTTAAGGCGCAGGTGTCTGAGTCTTGGGCTCGTACTGCAAATTTGGATAGCTCTACTGTTGCCAATCGCACCGCTGCTATACTTAATACTAAGCGTTTTGACCTCGAGTGTGAAGAGTTTGCACGTCGTGTCCGTGAAACTGATGCCAAAGTTAATCTTTCCGAAGCCGAAGCAAAGAGCATTCTCGTGACCATGTACGCTAAAGTCAATAATATTGATACTGATACAGCCTTAAAACAGGCCAATATCCGCTTGACTGATGCTCAAAAAACGCAAGTTGAGCATTATACTAATAGTATAGATATTCACCGCGATGCTGCTGTTTTTAAACTCCAACAGGACCAAAAGTATGATGATGCCCAGCGTATTGTCACCGTAGCAAATCAAGCTACTCAGAGCCTTTATCATATTTCCCAAGTAGCTTCTGACTGGCTCCCGTCCCCTGGTGGCATTGCGAAAAAACTCTTACGCCATGGCAAAAGGTAGTCTCGCTAAACGCCTTTGGCGCAAATCGTTATCCATTAATGTAGCGAGCCTTTAGGCGTGGCGAAATATACCAAATGAGCGTGAGCGAATCGAGCGAAGCGAGCCAAGCGCGTTACAGGATAGATGTATCCGTAATGCTAATGGTTCGCCTCGCTTTGTCCGTTTACCCTTAACATTAGACGCGCGCACCCTAAACAAATAAAAATGAATAGAATTGTCCCACCGCGGTTAGAGCGGGCTCTTCCCCTCTTGATAATATAAGCGCAACTGACATGTTGACGTGAAGTTGCAAATGCTACCTTAGTATTCTATGAAAGAATATACCGTTATATGTTTTATAACATATAGTCGGTTCTTGCTTTTATCCCTGAAATGATTTTCCTTTGCATCATGTTAAACAATAATTTATTAAGTCATGGAAAGAAGATATCAAGGTGTTTTAAAATTTAAACGTTTTTTTGGCGTTAAGGCTGGTCGCTCTGTTTGGAAAGAGTCTTTTGTTAAGACGCATGTTTATATTAATCTCTCGGCTGCTCGTCGTGAGCTTTGTTGGCTTCGTGATTATGTTATCCCTGCTACTGGTGCATCTATTGTCGGCTACTATATTGATACCTTTTTTGATATGGACGAAAATTTGCCTTTATAATTATGGATATTAAATGTTTACATCCCGTTATTCTCATCAATCCCGAGGCCCGTAAAAAGGCCTTGGATTTTGACCGTATATATATTCGCGAGCGTTGTCAGTGTTGGATTATGGAAACCTTTGTTCTCGAGCCCTGGCAATACTCCCCGAAAAAATGGTCTATTGAGTTATCGGATATAGAGCACTGTTACCTTTTAAATTCGGAAACTGGTGATATGATACCTCTTTATATTGCTGTCCCCTGTGGCTCTTGCATTATTTGTCGTAAACGTAAAGCTAATGCCCTTGCTACCCGTGCTATCATGGAGACCGAAACTACTGGCTCTGCGCCTCTTTTTATTACACTCACTTACAATCCCGAACATCTACCTAAAAATGAACATGGTTATGAAACACTTCGAAAATTGGATTTGCAATTGTTTTTTAAGCGTTTACGCTCTTTACTTGATAATCAGTCTATACCTCATTCGCTGCGCTATCTCGCGTGTGGCGAGTACGGCTCTAAAACCAAAAGACCTCATTATCATTTATTGTTGTGGGGTTTTCCTATTACGCATTTTAAGGATATACTTAAAGTCCAATCATTTATACAAAAAGCGTGGTCTTATTTCCAGGTTGACGAAAACGGTAAACGCATACCTTTCTATGATAAATGTCGAACCTGTCCGCTTAATCAATATAAAGAGCGTAACTCCTGTTCGCTTGTTGCGCATTTATGTACTGGCACGCGCTTACGTTATTCGTCAGGAGCTTTCATTTATCGTCGGTATCCCATTGGTTCGATAAAGGTCCTTCCTGCTAATTCTGGCGCTCCTGCCTATATTACTAAATACATGGTTAAAGGTTCTAATGCTCCTCATTCTACCTGCGAGCCTCCTTTTCGTACCGCCTCTAATAGGGGCGGTGGTATTGGTTCTGCCTATATCCGTTTCCGAAAGGACGAAATTTTAAGTAATCCCTCTCTCGAAGCTCTTCCCGTCGTTGACCGTGTTACCGGTTCCGGCAAGCTCTTTTATATGCCCATAGATTCGTGGGTTAAATCTACGTTAATACCCTCCCCGTCTTCTTGTTTAAAATCAAAAGAATATGAGACAGTTCGTGATTTTTGTTACACTTTTTCACTTTTTGAGCGCTGCTCCCAGCAGTTATATCGTCTTTGGCCTATGGATAGGTTTATTGATGGTGAGTTGCAATACTATACGGATGAGTTTTGTGACCCCTTTAAGCGTAAAAAATGGGCTGAGGCTTATGCTCATGTGTGCGAATATACTCTTCCTGTTGTACCTCACATTAATCTCGGTAATTGGATAAAAACTCGAGAGTTATTTAACGAATATATGTACACTTTAACAGAGCGTTTGGATATTTTAGCGCGAAAAGTTTTGGAAATTCAAATAGATGATTCGTATTTTCGCAGTCGAGAACAGTATTTAAAAACTCGTGTTGAAGTATTTAAAAAGAAATATGGTGACAAAAAAACAAATCTTGATGCTCTTGCGGAAAATATTGCCCTCTCCGTTGAGCGCAATAGATGGCGAGAGTACTTTTAATCTCGTAGTGTATTACATTTTGTATGCGCTTGTCGTTATTGGTCTTTCACTTTTGCTTTGGTTCTTGCCGTCATGTACGGTTACTCTTTCTGTTCAGAAGAATAATAACAACTCCACTCAAAGTAGTGAGAGTAGTTCCTCTTCTTCTGTTGATTCTACGACTATTTTCCAACCTCAAACATTTAAGTAATGGCTAACGTATTTAATAAAATTGGTGACATTAAAAATGATGTTAAGCGTAATAGCTTTGATTGGTCCCACGATAACAATTTTACTACAGACTTGGGTCGTATTACTCCCGTTTTTACTGAGTTAGTACCGCCTAATAGTTCTATTCGCATTAAACCCGAGTTTGGTCTTCGGTTCATGCCTATGATGTTCCCAATTCAGACCAAAATGAAGGCTTATTTATCATTTTTTAAAGTTCCTTTGCGCACCTTGTGGAAGGACTATATGGATTTTATTAGTAGTGATAATACTGAGGAGTTTGTTCCGCCTTATATGAATTTTAAGGCTTCTGATATTCAAGAAGGTGGTGCGTTAAAACCTTCTGGTCTTGGTGATTACTTTGGTATTCCTTCGCTTGAAATGACTTTTGGTTATTTACCCCAAGGCAGTATTTCTTCTGTCCAGGATGCGCCCTCGTCTATGGCAACTCCTGGTTCAAACATGAGCGTTGAATTTAATGCTGGTTTGCAAGAGAATTATTATAAAGGTGGTAATCTTACTCCTCAGTATTATCACTACTAATAAAATCCATA